GATGGGAATCCGCGGGAAATGCGGAACATCAACAGCAAGTTCAATCAGATCGTCAATGGTACCCGGATCGACGACAATTGGTTCTCGATGCCTGTTGCGACTACCAACGAAACCTGGGAAACCGGCTCTGGGGAGATCTCTCACTTCCTGCCCAGTGATATCACTGGCTGGGGCGGAGAGTGCAACATTCGTAAGAACTGGTTCAGTCCAGTACTGCATACGATTTCAACAGCGCTGGGTACCATGACTCTGGATGGAACGGACGGCAGTGTCCGAGTCCAAATCGCCTCGAACGTAACAGACACCATCGAACTGGTTCGTGGTGTGTACGACATTGACCTGTGGCCCGGGGGCGGAACACGTCCCACAAATGGCGCTCAGATCATTCGAGTATTCAAGGGACCAGTCTTCCTGCATAGGGATTACTGATGAGCACATTCCATCTCGACACTGAATATCCAGAGATGGTCTACCTGCGGCCGGCTCCTGATACACGACCCGTCAAGACCATTGAAAGCATCGAGCAAGCCGGCATGGTTATTGACCATGCGCATGCCATTGCCATGTATACCAGTCGTTCGGTTCCCAATGTGGGACCACAGGGACCGCCTGGGCACGGGTTTGATACAATCATCGCATCATGTTCTGACGAGCTGACACCCATTCCACTTGGCGGTCCCAAGACGACGTTCCGGGCGCCGTATGCTCTGGATATGACAAATGGATTTGTCCGAGCCAGTTTGACTACTGCTCCGGACGGTGCATCGATGATTATCGATATCACCATGAATGGTACAAGCATGTTCTCAACCCCTATTCATATTGAATCTGGGTCAAGAACATCTGTCGGGGCTGCGATCCAATCGGTAATTAGCATTCCCTTGATTAGTGGATTGCCGATCGTTCCTGATGATGCTGAATTCCTGGTCTATGTGACACAGGTCGGCTCTACCTTCGCTGGCTCAGGGCTGAAAGTCGCTGTAACCGGCGAAAAGTATGATCAAGTGTAGGAGGTAGTCTAATGGCTGCCATCTACATGTGGTTCCAGATCTACGAGGAAGAGTACACAACCACACTCTATCCTCTGGAGACTCAGGATGCTCTGCTCATGTCTGTGGATCTGAGCGGACCAGTCTACATGGAGCCGATTGATCAAGACGATATTCAGATGTGGACAACACTGAGTTCCGGTTGGATCAAGCAACTGCTCTTGACAGCACCCGAGCAGGAAGACGATATCCAAATGTGGACGGTGCTCACAACAGGTTGGATGAAACAACTTCTACTGAGTGCTCCAGAACAAGAAGATGATATGCAAATGTGGACAGTATTGAGCAATGGTTGGGCTGACACTGTCTTGATTACGACTTACGAGCCTGATCAGGGGCTGTGGACAACAATCGACCTGGTTCCTGGGTCTTGCTACATGACGAGCGTGTGATATGTATGATTTCAGCGAAAAACATGGCGTATACCTGAAGAACCGCCAGATTATCAAGGCAGGCGTGGGGATGGGCTTGAAAGGTGAGTTCCGCGCAATTCTTCGAGATAAAAAGGGGAATGCGCTCTATGATTCCGGTTGGAATCGTAATTTGATTACGAATAACGCATCTTGGATGTATGATTCAGTTAACTGGTATAGCTGGTGCACAATTGGTTCAGATGGCACAGCTCCAGACGTTACAAACACAAGCATTGGGGTATTTCTGGCCTCTCAAGTTAGTTCAACAAATCCCATGCCTTCCCCGGACTATCCGCGTCCTCCTGTTGCGCCTCTTTATGAGAGGTACTCAATTAAAAAGTGGAGATTTGATGCAGGACAGGGAACAGGCACAATCCGCGAGTTTACTCTTGGATCTACAAACGATGGTCTAAATGCATTTTGCCGCCATGTTCTACCAGCGCCAATTCCCAAAGATGTAGACCAATCTCTGGACATTTTCTATCGCTTTACCATTTATCCAGATCTCACACCACGTACTGGAACAGTCACTATCGATGGTGTGCTGTATGACTGGGAAACGTCCTTCTTTGACCTTGACACATTCAACTACGGTATTTTTGCACGTCAAGATTTCAACATGACGTTCAGCTCAAACTGGAGAGTATATGATGGAGCAAAAGCTGGACCATTGGACAGCACACCTTCAGGAAATTCATCGGGTAGTGCCATCTTTTCATTTGTTGGAGAAGGGCCGTGGTACCGTACACGTCGTTTCTACATGAATTTGGATTACTGCAACACCGCAACCAACCAAATTAAGGTTGCCACTGTCCCGCTGCAAACCTACCACAAAGTTCAGGTTCAGATTTTGGACAATGCAACAGGAACCAGCGGCATTCCGAAAGACAATACCAAGGAAGCTTATCTGGATTGGACACTGTGGTGGTCGAGGTACCCATGATGCAATTCCCTCTCCAAACTCCACAGCTCAAAAGCTATTACAAGGTTGAGCGTATCTCCAGCAAAACGGGTCGTGTACGTTGGTCCAGCGGCTGGTCAAATAATGTGTTGCTTACGTCTGGACGTAATGCAATGGGCAGCCAGAGTGGTTGGTTTAACTATTGCCAGCTCGGCACAGATGCAACAGATCCTGTGGCCGGTCAAACAGGTCTACTCGGTTATGTCAATGGTACTAACAATGTGGAAGAAGACACCTTTGGAGCGGAAGGCTCTGCTCCTTACTACGGCTGGCGACGAAAGAGATTTCGTTTTCTACCAGGCGAAGTATCTGGCAACTTGAATGAAGTTGGCGTTGGCTGGGCTGCATCCGGATCAACGCTGGTTTTTCGAGCTTTGTTGGAAGACATTACTGGAACCCAGGTAACAGTAACACCTTTGCCTGATGAGTATGTCGATGTTATCTGCGAAATTCGTTGTTATCCGCCACTTGAAGATGTCACGGGTACCGTTGACTTCAACGGTGTGACCTATGACTACCTCATTCGTGCAGCTGAAGTGACCAGCGGAACTTTCTGGGGAAGCTTCATTGGTGATCAAGTGGGCCACAAAGATACGTTTACAAGTTGGTGGCAGGCCTACGACAACGATATCTCAACAATTGACCAGGCGCCGAATGGTGTTGTGTACTATTCGGATGGTACCAATGCTTATGACATTGCCTATTCGAACAACAGTTACCAACGCCAAATGGCGCAGATTGGCGGACCCAATGCATGGAACGCAACAACTGGTAAAAAGCTGCGTTCCTTCCGCTTTGTAACAACATTGGGGGCATACCAAATACAATTTGACAGCCAAGCCAGTCCAGGAAATGGTATTCCAAAGACGGATGCCTACAACATCAAGTTTCAATTTGTGCTTGGCTGGGCGGAAGCTGGCCCTATCTTCACTGGTCCAGTGGCTACGCAAAATTGGAGCAACGGAGTGGCGATCACTCCACTGGATATTTCGACTTATTACCAGGCTGGCTTGCCAGAACCCATCACTTACACGGTTGTCGCCGGCACAATGCCATCAGGTCTGAGTCTGAACAGCTCGACTGGCGTGATCAGTGGTACACCAGACACGGTGTCAAGTGGGACATTGCAAATTCAATGTGAGAACGAGGTTGGCAAAGCCTCGACCAATGAGTTCTCCTGGACGGTGGCGTAATGGCAATTCCCGAAGACAGATTTTCAACTGAGTTTGTGGATGGCGACTGGATCCCACCCGAGGATCGTTTCAGAGCTACTCTTCTGACCGATTACGAAGGCGGACCTATTGCCGTGACAGACACGAGCCAGGGTCTGAATTACCAACCCTGGTCTCTCAGTTATCAGCCTGGTGGAATTATTAGGCTGACCCCGGAAACGACCGGTGTACCATACGATGTATTGACAGTTCCTGGGTGCAGCCAGATCTCTTTTTGCTTTGACCAGAATGGACGTCCGTCAGTGACGTACATCATTGGAGCCAACTGTTTTTTGTACTGGTATGACTCATACCTGGGTAGCTTTACAACAGATGAATTTCCTGGCATTTTCTCGGCCATGCTGTCGATGGATGACAAGAGATCCAAACAGAATGGAACGAATGATATTCTTTGGTGGTACACCAAGCTTACGGGACCAGCTGAATACACGCTGTATCATCGCAGACAGCGCGATCGGTTCCAGACAGAGTTCACAATGAAGGTTGGTTGTCTTCCATACATGTCCCGAGCGGGCATGCACCGCGGTCTGCGGGGCAAAATTGCGACAAGAGCAGGCATTTAGGGTACTATAACGCTGTTCAGACAGGATTAAATGATGGAATACGAAGAAAACATTGACATGCCGACAGAAGATACGGCCTATTCCGAACCTCTAACGGATTGGGAAAACGAGCCGACCTGCCTGGATCTCAAGAAAGATTTGCAGGAGGCTGAGCCGCATCATGACCTTCATGTACAGCAGGTCAATACCTGGCTGGACAATCTGAACGTCACTGGTTCAGCTCGCATTCCGAAGGTCAAAGGCCGTTCCACAATTGTACCGAAGCTCATCCGCAAACAGGCGGAGTGGCGTTACGCTGCGCTGTCGGAAGCTTTCCTGTCTCACGAAAACCTGTTCGAAACCTCTCCAGTCACGTTTGAGGACAAGCAAGCCTCTATCCAGAACGGCCTGGTTCTCAATCAACAGTTCAACACCCAATTGAACAAGGTTGGATTCATCGATGAGTACGTACGTACCGCGGTGGACGAAGGTACAGTTGTGGTGCGTGTGGGTTGGAAATTCGAGGAAGAGGATCAGGAAGTTCCTATTGAAGAGCTGCGGCCGGTTACGGATCCTCAAGTAGCACAGACCATGATTGAGGCCTCTGAGTTGATGAAGGCCAATCCGATGAGTGAGGGGGAACTCCCAGAGGATCTGGTTCGCTCGATCAAAGCGTCGGCTGAGTACGGCCAACCAATGGAATACGTCGTAACGGGGTACGAAACACGACCGGTCACTACTGTCAACATGCCCACCCTGGACGTGTGTGACTTCAACAATGTGATTATCGATCCCACATGCAAGGGGGACATCAAGAAAGCGAACTTTGTCATCTACAAGTTCGAGACCAATCTCTCAGATCTCGAGAAGGCTGGTATCTACCAGAACCTGGATAAGATCCAAATTGAGAAGGCGGCCATTCAGCACGAAAATCAGTACGGACAAGAGGACACTGGATCCTTCAATTTCGCAGACAAGCCTCGGCGTAAATTCAACGCATACGAGTACTGGGGCTACTGGGACATCGATGGGTCTGGTAAAACACGTCCCATTGTTGCCACGTGGGTGGGAGACACCCTCATTCGTATGGAAGAGTCCCCTTTCCCTGATGAGGGTCTCCCCTTTGTCTCCGTACAATATCTGCCGAAGCGCAAGAACGTCTACGGAGAGCCAGATGGTGAACTGCTTGAAGACAACCAAAAGATTGCTGGGGCTGTCACTCGCGGCATGCTCGATATTATGGGACGTAGCGCTGCTGGCCAGGTCGGAATTAAGAAGGATGCGCTCGACGTAACCAACAAGCGCAAGTTCGACAATGGCCTGGATTACATGTTCAATGCGCACGTCAATCCAGTCGATTCTGTCTACCACCACACATATCCGGAGATTCCGCAATCAGCACCGCTGATTCTCCAGGCACAGAACCTCGAGGCCGAAGCACTCACCGGTGTGAAGGCCTTTCACCAGGGCATCACAGGCGAAGGATTGGGTCGCTCAGCTACTGCAGCTCGCTCGGCGATGGATGCAGCCGGGAAACGAGAGCTGGGTATCCTTCGTCGTCTTGGACACGGTGTTATTGAGATTGGTCGCAAGATCATAGCCATGAATGCAGTATTCCTGTCTGATGAAGAGATTGTCCGTGTCACAAATGAACAGTTCATCACGATCAAGCGGGACGATCTCGCCGGCCGTGTTGACATCAAACTTCAGATCTCCACAGCGGAGACTGACAACGCCAAAGCCGAAGAGCTGGCCTTCATGCTGCAGACAATGGGTAACAACATGGATCCCGAAATGTCACGCATGATCTTGTCAGACATCGCAAGATTGCGTAAGATGCCGGAATTGGCGAAAGCAATTCAGACGTTCCAGCCAAAGCCTGACCCGCTTGCAGAGAAGATGCAGGAACTGGAAATGGCGAAACTGGATGCTGAAATTAGAAAACTGAACTCCGAAGCAATGGAGAACGAGGCGGAAGCACAGTTGGATCTTGCAAAGGCCAAGGAATCTGAGGCCAAAGCAGACCTGACAAGTCTCGACTTCGTTGAGCAAGAGAGCGGTGTCAAGCAGATGCGCGACATCGAGAAAGACCAAGCCCAAGGAGAGATGAATCTCAGAAGAGATTTGATCAAGGAAACTCTGAAAGGCGGCAATGATACTGGTAACAGTACATCCCCCTAATCCACGAGTGGAGTAAAACATGATTGAGCAAGACATTAACCAGATTGAACTGGATATCGAAACTGCGCGTAAAGCGATCAAGAAAATGGAAGCCCTGGACCGGTTGTTCCGGAACAAAGACTTCAAAGATGTAATCTCAGAAGGTTACTTCAAGGACGAAGCAAGCCGTTGCGTGTTGCTGAAAGGCGATTTGAACGTCAACGAAGAAACACGCGATCATTGCGATCGTATGATCAATGGTATAGGCTTGCTACGTGGATACTTCCAACAAGTCAATTATTTTGGCCAACAAGCCAAGGCGGCGATGGAAGATTACGAGGAAACGCGAGAAGAACTCCTGCAAGAGCAATTGACAGGGGGTGAATAATGACAGACGCGGCCAAAAATATTCAGGAACTCTCTGATGAGGAGTTCCTAGAGGAATTTGCGAAGCACCGGGAAGAAGGTTTCCCGGCTTCCAATCAAGACTCTGACCCGGGTGTACCGGAAGAGTCCCAGGCCTCGGAGCCTGCGGCAGAAACTGAAGGCGAGTCTGAGGAAACGGGTGGTGCCGTCTCAGGTGGATCGGAAGCGGAAACCGAAGGTGATGGCGAGGTCAGTAGTTCGGAGGAAAGTACTTCCGACGATGGCAATGACGAGCCGGATGAAGGCGAGACTGGCGCCAGGGCTGATCCCCACCAAGGATCAGATACCAGCGATCAGGATCCTGATTCTGAGAGCAAGTCAACCAAAAGCGGAACTACCGAAGCCGAGCAATTGGCGGAGCTACTGGCGCCGTTGAAGGCGGCCAAGCGCACCATCCAGATCGACTCAGTCGAAAAGGCCCGTCAGCTTATGCAGATGGGTGTCGATTACTCGAGAAAGATGGCGGACTTGAAGCCGTATCAACGGATGATGACTTCGCTGGAGCGAGCCGGTCTTCTGGAAGAAGACAAGCTCAATCACCTGATTGACCTCCATAACAAACGCCCGGAGGCCATTCAGAAGCTCCTCAAGGACAGTGACATCGATCCTTTGGATCTGGACCTTGAGGACAACGCAGACTACCGGCCCAATGACCACATGGTTCCGGAAGGTGAACTCGCAGTTGACCAGGTGTTGGATACGATTCGTACCTCACCAAAGTTCAACGATGTAGTCAACACCGTCCAATCATGGGACACGGCCAGTAAGAGAGCGTTGATGGACAACCCACAGGTTTTCCAACACTTGGCAGCACACATGGAAGCGGGTATCTATGACATGATCATGGACCGCCTCGAGAGTGACAAGATTTTCGGAAAACACGTTGGCCTGTCTGACCTGGATGCGTACAAGGCAGTTGGCGATGCAATGCATGAGGAAGGAGCTTTCAACAAGGCTCCCAATGCTCCGGCACCATCGGCCGCTGGCTCTACCGACCAGGGGAGCAGTCAGGATTCGCAAGGATCACGTGAGTCAATCAAGGCTCGCAAACGGGCTGCTAGTCCCCCGAAGGGTGGTGCTGGCAAGGGTATGAAGAAACAGCCGGACTTCTCAAAGATGACCGATGAGGAAATCGAGAACTACGACTGGAGATCTGCCCTAACTTAATTTTAACTTGTACGAAAAGGAGATAAGGAAATGGCCTTTGAAAATCCCCACATGTACAACGATCCGGCCGGAGGGACTCCGTCCGACGTTGGTGGCCAAATTCGCACTGACTACTATGACCGAAAGGCTCTGGTAGAAGCGGCGAAAGAAGCCTATTTCGGTCAGATGGCCGATGTCATGTCTATGCCCAAGAACATGGGTAAGACGATCAAGAAGTTCCACTACCTGCCCATCCTGGAAGATCGTAACGTCAACGACCAGGGTATTGACGCTTCTGGCGTTTCTACCGTTGCTGGCTTCGTTGCCAACACGACTCAGGTGAAGGTAACCGTCGAGTTTATCGCCCCTGCCGCTGAAGGCGGAATGGCGTACTACTTCGAAGGTCTCGCGACTGGCGCTGACCACGCGACTGCTCTCGGTCTGGCGAAAGCCGAAGCCGAAGGTACCGCATGGGCATGGGCCATCCAGGAAGGTTACGTTGCTGCGGCAACTGCCAACTACGCGGCTGCGGTCGTAATCCTGGACGCTGCTGGCTGGACGACCAACGAGGTCAACTGGTCCGGTGACGGTACTACCAACTACGGTAACCTGTACGGCTCAAGCAAGGACGTCGGTACCATTCAGGCCAAGATTCCGGCTCTGTCTGAAACCGGTGGCCGTGTGAACCGTGTTGGTATGAAGCGTATCCAGCTCGAAGGCTCGATTGAGAAGTTCGGCTTCTTCGACGAGTACACCCAGGAATCCCTGGACTTCGATACGGACGCAGAACTGCTGATGCACATCACGGAAGAGTCTGTGAAGGCTGCTAACGAAATCACGGAAGACCAACTGCAAATCGACCTGCTGAACGCTGCAGGTGTGGTTCGCTACGCTGGTGACGCGACTTCGACGGCTACCCTCAACGGTTCTACCGCTGCTGGTAACGCAGAAGACGTGGTTGTCTACGACGACCTGGTCAAGCTCGACATCGAGCTGGACAACAACCGCACTCCGAAGAATACGAAGATCATCGCTGGTTCTCGTATGACGGATACCCGTGTGGTCAATGCTGCTCGTTACGCATACTGCGGTTCCGAACTGCAGCCTGCGCTGATGCGCATGACTGACTACCACGGCGACAAAGCCTTTATCCCGGTGGCGCAGTACGCTTCTGCCGGTAACGTGGCTCGCGGTGAGTTCGGTGCCGTTGACAACTTCCGGTTCATCATCGTTCCTGAGATGATGCACTGGGCGGCTGCTGGTGCAGCTGTTGGTAACACCGCTGACGAAGTCTGCCGCTGGTCGGTTGACGAAGCTGGCGCTGCCAAGGTTGACGTCTTCCCGATTCTCGTGATCGGTGATGCGTCCTTCACCACTATCGGTTTCCAGACCGATGGCAAGATGGTGAAGTTCAAGATCACCCACAAGAAGCCGGGACCGGATGTTGCTGACCGCAACGATCCGTACGGCGAGGTCGGGTTCTACTCGATCAAGTGGTATTACGGCTTCATGGCTCTGCGCCCCGAGCGCATTGCTCTTCTGAAGACGGTTGCGACTCTCTAAGAGTTGTGACACAGGTGGGAAGCCCCCCGTAAGGGGGGCGACCCTTTCATAGGCGCAGGCGCACAGGATGTGTGGCCCCCTTAGTACTCACCCCAGGACGGGGTGCAACGGATAAAGGAGCATCGACTCATGAGTAATCTTGAAGCACTGAAAGAACGAGCCAAAGAACTTGGCGTGAAGCACCACCACAATGCCGGCGAAGCAAAGATCCAAGAAGCGATCGATGCTCACCTGGCGGAAAACGCCCAAGCTGAACTGGCGGAAGAGTTCTCCCAACCAGTCAACAAGAATCACATCGACCCGGACACCGGTAAGATCGTCCCCATGACCTCGGAAGAATACCGAGCCAAATACCTCCCAGATCGCAAGAAGAACATGAACCGCCTGGTTCGTTGCCGGATTACGTGTATGAATCCTGCAAAGCGTGAATGGGAAGGGGAGATCATCTCTGTTGGGTCGGCCAAGCACGGTACGTTCAAGAAGTTCGTACCCTTTGATGGCCGGGAGTGGCACATTCCCAAGGTCATCTTCGACGAAATGAAAAGCCGCCAGTGCACCATTTTCCATACGGTCACTGATGCCCGCGGACAAAAGATCCGTAAGGGACGGCTGATTGACGAGTTTGCGATCGAGGTTCTGCCTCCGCTGACTCCAAAAGAACTGGAGCAGCTCAAGAAAGAGCAGGCTCTGGCCAACAACCGCTAAGGATGAATCGCTATGCCTGTTGACGGCTCACCAACGATTACCCACCCGCATTACACCAACAAAGGACTTGACGAAGGTCTCTTCGACCAGCTGATGGTAGCCATTGACTACCACCTGCAAAAAGAGTGGAAGTCAGGGCGTATTTCGGGAGACACCTACCACAAGGTCTACCTGGGTTCGTTGGAGGCTGCCTTGGGGAATTCGACCCAGTATCTGCTGGGTCTTCTCCTCATCGACGAGAAGCGCGAACAACTGCTGAAGCAGATCGAGCTGACCGAAGAAGAGGCACGTCAAAAGGCATACGAGACAGACTTTATTCTCCCGCAGCAGCTCCTCAAGCTCATTGAGGAGACTGCTCTGCTGGCGAAGCAGCAAGAGCTGATCGACAAGCAGATGGAGAAGATCGACAAGGAAATCGAATTCCTTGACGCGAAGATCCAATCTGAGCTGGCGAATACAGATGAAACCATTGCTGATCCAGACTCTCTGATTGGGCGCCAGATCGACCTGCTCAGAATCCAGGGACTCGGATTTGCTGGAGATCTTGAGGCCAAGGCTGCGAAGCTCTTCGCCGACTACGACTCCGTCCTCCAGTCTGTTCAGGAAATTCCAGAGATGGTTGCTTTGCAGACAGATGCGCAATCAGCGATCGATGCCATCGAGGCGACAGTAGTACAAATGAAGACCGGCTAAGGAGGCTCTTATGGGCATCTTTAGCTCGAGCTACAAATACTACGCATTCGCCGGCAGCTCTGGACTCTTTGACGAAGATAACCGTCCTCATACCGTTCTTCAGTTGATGTTGAACGGTATTCTGGGTAACACAGCCTCGCCTCCAGAGGCAATTATTACCGGACTGAACACAAACCTCTATGCTCGAGCAAAGAGCATGTGGAAGTATGCGTCAAAAGAAGATGGTTACGTCTTCGGCTTTCCTACAGCGTCTACAACACAGTACGTCATCTCCTGGGCTGACCTTGAACCCTACGTAGAGGCAGATGTAGGCGAGGGCGTAAACATCAACTCTTACTACCTCGGAAATCCAAACGACTTTCAGTACTTCTGGGTTGAGCAAGGCATCCAAGATAACTACAACAGCTGGTTTACCGGTGATCCTTCACCACTGACTCGCTGGTCTCACTTGGCCTCGGATGTACCAATTCCGGTACAGAACCCAGATACGCTGGAATACTACACTGCCACAGGCTACACAACCCAAGTGTCCGGTGACAATGTCACCGTAACGTGGAACTACACAGACAAAGACGGAAATCCACAGACCTGGGTTGCCCCTACCTATTCAATGGGTTGGCCAGGGGACACCGGTGAGGTCAAGTACCTCATGGTGCGTTACCGTCTGACCGCGGATACAGATTACTTTGACTACTGGTTCTACGAGATTGGCTCTGGCGAGAATCCAGCTCTCGAGTCGGAGATTGAATCCCTGGAAATCGAGGCACAGTATCTCCCCATCTCAATCCTGATGCATGACCGCGTCTGGTTTGATGAAGCGACGGACTTTCCCGAGTGGGAAGAGACACTCGACCGGTTGATGCGTGACATTGCCCTGGATCCGTACGAGATCAAAGAACAATACCTCGACAGTCTGGAGAACCCGGATCCGGAAACTCCTCCGGACTCAACCCCTGACATCGAGGATGTGTGGGACTTCTTCATCAAATTTGCCGTTCCGTTGCGCACACGCGACAGAGGCGGCCGGGAATATCTATTCCATTTTTATGACCGTTTGAGAAGCCAGACCTGGACAACATTTGACGAATACAACAGTTGGGTGGCAGCTCCCTTTGGTGATCAGCCTCATTCAACGCTGGCAATTGAAGAAGGTAGCCAGTACACGGGTTACATTGCCCGTTACGCCTGGTCCTATATCGAGAAACGAGAGTTTGAGGGCGACTTCACACCGCCCGGGTGGCCGGAGCCTTTGAAGAAGCGCCGGCTATGGTCCGCTACCTACCAACTGGGTGATGCCGATTACAACTACGGTCTCGACATGATCCACGGCCCGGGTAACTACAACGTGGCGGCGAGCCAACCAAAAGGACAGGAACATACCTATACCATCGTGGTTCGGCGTAACGAAGATGAGACCCATACAGCGATCTTGATGATGGGTCCGTCAATGGAGTACCAGATCAATACGTCCGAGACACCGGTGGGTGTCGGTGATAGCGGGTATGTGGATTATCGCTACCGCTTTGTGGATGTTGAGCTGTTTCCCGAGGATCCAGAGGAAGAGTCTGAGTTTCGCTGGCCAGTAAATATCGCTGCCCTAAAAGAAGTCAGCGCCATGCAGCGCGAAAACAGCCTATCAGATGGACTATGCGCTACGATCTTCCTGGTCGAGCGGGTCAAAGTGAAATGGTACCAGAAGGGCTTTTTCAAATGGCTCATTATTATTATCGTGGTGATCATCGTCATCCTGCTTTGGCAGTATGAGCTGCTTCCAACCATTGCAGCCGCGGCAACAGCCGCTACAGGTGCCACTGCACTAGGACTCTGGGCGCTATACGTTGTGCTGACCTTTGCCATTGGCTTCCTGGTCAGCTTTGCAGGTGGATTGATTGGTGGACGACTGGGACAGCTGTTCGTCATCGTGGCCATGTTCATGGCGATGGGCGGAAGTTTCTCAAACATCAATCCTTTTAGTAAGGTCAGCTCAGCCTGGACCAACCTGACCACTACTCCGTCGTTTGGTTCCGCTATTCAGTTCATTCAAGCGACGTATCCTTTCCTCTCAACAGGTCAGAAGATCTATGTAGAGTACGAATTGCATAATCTTCGCGATGAGATGGAAGATTTCGCTATGACGGCGAGAGAGAAGTACGAGCAGCTACAAGATGCGTGGGATGCAATGGGAGACAGTCCTTCATGGATCGATCCACTCGAGATTGCCCGCACATTCTCCATTTCAACTCTGTATGAAGATCCATCAAGCTTCTATTACAGAACTTTGCATGCAAATCCCGGTACTTTGGGGTATGATTTGATACAGAATTTTACGAACATGGCTGTAATGCTGCCTAAGTCCCCGGGAAGCCCGGGAATTGTTGATTCTATGATGGAAACATTCGCTGAACAGAGAGGACAAGTCTAATGGGTGCATTTGCAGATGCCCTAAACCAGCAGTTCGACCCCCTATACGGATTGAACCCGCAACAAAGCGCCATCGGTGACGGTATCACTACCGGTCTCACGCAGATGCAGAACCCACTGACCATGAGTTGGAATCAGCTGGGTATTGGCGGGAAATTGGGAGTCGTAAGCCAAGGACTGGGCGCATTCAGTAACCTTGCCAGCCTTTATGCTGGATTCAAGGCGCTTCAACTACAGAAAGATCAGTTCAGGTTCCAGAAAGATGCTTGGAACAAGAACTACAACAACCAGCTCAAGGACTATGAGAACACTCTCAAAGACCGTTGGACTGCTCGCAACGCATGGGCGCAGAACAACAACCGCTCGTACGATAGCATGAGCAGCTGGGTTGGTTCCCGCATGCCGAATGGGCAGGCTCCGACGGGGAACTACTCACAAGCAGCGCCAAATAGTGGCGGAGGCTCAGGATAATGGCAAAGCCAATCACATGGCGTAATATCGCCGGCCCTTCTTTCCAGAACTCTGCTCTCGGGCAGGGTGTTGATGCGTTCCGTTCGGCAGGTGCAGGCTTCAGCGACCTCACCGACAGCCTCTTCAAGACCCAGGACCGTATCGATGAGGGATTCACCAACGAGGCCATCCGCCAAACTCTGCAAAGTGGGCAGGTGGACCCGAACCTAAATCCTCGGGCTGATTCTGCGCAGGTGTACGAAGCTCTCCTTGGAAAGAAAAAGTTCGAGAGCGATCTCGAGACGGCTGAGTCGCAGCGTGCCAACATCACGTCACAGATTGGACTACGAGAAGAGCAGACAAAGGATGCTCGCTATCGCAACTCAGAAGAGTGGCGTGCTCTGGAGAAGCGCTCAACCAACGCACAGATTACCGCGGACGAAGCTCAGGCCAGCTACAACAGCTGGAAGCTGAAATTCGACCAACGCCAGGACGAAGAAGCCCAACTCATCAAGACTCAGGCTCGTGACCTTGAGTCTCAGCTGGTCAGTGGACGTCAAGGCATCTACCAACAATATCTCCAAGCCAACCCTGGAGATGAGACCGGTGCTCGTCTCGCAGCACAGCAATGGAGCGAAAGCCCAGAGGCTCGTCAGGCTCTCGAGGCCTACGCTACTCAGCAAGGCTTCCTGCCGGAGGCGTGGGATCTCAGCACGTGGGGCGAACGTGATGCTCTTCGTGATCAAAGCCTGGCCAACCTGGCAGAGAAGCGAGCTGAGCGCGACGAAGTCCGTGCCGAGGCTGAGAACAATCGCTTCGTGGCAGAGCTGAACGGCGATCTGGGTCTCACAATCGTAGATGAGCAGGGCAATGCCCGCGCTGGTACAGAACAAGAGCTGAAATCGCAGAAGATGAGCAGCTACACTGAGGCCATCTCCAAGATTCAGAACCACGGGATCAACATTTCTCAGCTGAACGGTATCAAAGGTACTTCACCAGAAGCAGCCGCAATCAACCTGGGTCGTACGAAGTTCCCGAACTCTTCTCTGCTGGCTGGCGCCATTGAGCCATTCATCGCAGATGATGGTGAGTTCGACTACAAGAACTTCAATAAGATGCTGGCAGATGCTGGTCCTCGCATTTCCATGAACCGAGTTAATGAGATTCGTCAGTCTCGTGGACTGCCTCCCATTCAAGGTACAGAAGGCGAAGAGGGCGGTGGTCCTGGTGCCCAGGAAGTTCTTGGTGAGCCAATAGTGAAGGGTGTGACAACCAAGCCAGCCACAGCAGGGACACTGAATAGTTACCGTACACGTCTTGCGGAAGCTGAACAATTCATGGAGAATCTCCCTGCGGATGCAGATCCTCGAGGCGTAGATGCTCTCCGTCGAGCATTGGTTCGAGCGCAGAGCGAAGGTAAGGTAACTCAGGGCGAGCTGCCGGGTCTTGAGAAGAATCTGCAGATCTTTGAAAACATCATGCGTCGTTTCACCAACGCGGAAGAACAGCGTCGGGCTTTTGACGCAGCACAATAAGGACATCAATGGACGTCTCAGGTTTTGACAGAATCCTTTCGGAGAGTCTGACCGCAACTCGGCGTAACGAGGAAAAGCTCGCCGAGGCCTCTCAGCGGATGCAGAACAAGTTCAATCCACTCAACTACGAGAACGTAGAGCATGTGGACGGGGACACCTTTCGCCTAAAAGATCGCCCTGACTACAGCTTCCGTATCCAGAATGATCCAAGCTTTGGGGTGGATACCTACGAGAGCGATCGCCGGGTGTACGAGCAGCAGCCTGATCGTCTGGCTGCCCACAAGCGTAACTACGCGAAGCTGACCGGTCGTCCTGAATGGTCCATCACCATCAACGAGCTGGTTGACCGCGGCAAAGTGCAGGCTGAACAGGTCCGCCAGCGTATGTCTCAGCTGGGACAGGAAGGAAGACTGGGCTACAAGTCCAATGGCTACGATGAGTACGGGCGTGAGCTGATCCAGGTTTACGATACTGAAACTGGAGAAAACGTCTACGGCCAACACAGTGGCCGTGAACAAAACGCCAGCTACGACTCGAAGTACAACTCTGGGCAAGTCCTCAAGGATATTTTCTCTGGAGAGTATGGTAAGTACACGGCATTCGACAATACCCGTGGCGTCAAAGATACTGCAAAGGATCTGGGCGTTAATCTAGCGGCCGGCACAGGTCGTATGCTCACAGGATTGGCTCAGGGTGCACTGACCCTGATTGGCGGAAATGGGCCGGTTGTAGACCGCTTTTTCAATGCTGTAAACGAAGGTCTGGACAACTTCCAGGATTCAGCTCTGTCCAACGAGGCTCTGGCCCGCAATGCCCGCATTGACCGAAATCGTGCTCGTAACGTAGAAGCCTACGGCGTTCGCAAACAAGAATACCTCCGTCAGGGTTACACCGAAGGTGAAGCCAGCTTCTTTGCCGGAGCAGAAGAATTCCAAGACACCGTGGCAGATCTGCTGACGGAACCTGGTTACATTATCGACAAGACGGTCGAGTCTCTCCCTTACATGATCGGCGTGGCCGCTGCGGGCCGTGCAGCCGTAACCCAGGCAACCAAGCTTCTGTCCAAGAATGTTCTGAAGAGTGTAACAAAGGCAGGTGGAACGAAGGAACAAGCCCGTGCTTCTGTCAAACTAGTACTCGAATCTGAGGCTGGTAAAAAGATCCTCAGCCGAGTGGCCAGCACCACCGGTGTGGCCGCAGTCGGTGTAACTGAAGCCCTGTCTACCTCCGCTGATGTCTACAACAGCGTATTGAACATGTCGGAAGCCGAAGCTTCCAAGTCCGAACAGTACCGTGCACTGCGCCAGGAAGGCATGGGTCACGTTGAAGCTACCCGTGCTCTTGCCGAAGCTGCGTTCGAGTCTACGTTCCTACCAGCGATGCTGATTGCTGGAGCGGCCTCATTCATTACCGGTGCTGGTGGGTTCGAAGCCCGCCTGTTCACCAATCAAGCAGGTAAGTCTTTCGTGGGCAAAGGCATTGCCGGTGAGAGCGCTGTCAAGATTGGTTCAGGCCTGACAGACAAGATCGTCGGCGGAAGCGTACGTAATATCGGACGATTCGCCCGCTTTGCTGGTCCGGCCGGCACTTCCGAAGCGACGGAAGAAGCCATCCAGTCCGGCTCACAGGAATTCCTCACACAGTTGGCTCAATTTGAGGCAGGTGTTGGCGAGGCTCCAGGTCCGGGTATTGGTGCAGCAGCAGGTGAAGGCGCAGCTATCGGCTTTGCTTCCGGTGCTGGGTTCCAATCTGTCTCTGGCGGGATCAAAAAGCTGGCTGACTCAGATCTGCGTAAGTCCGGTATCGATGCGCTGGAAAGAGCCAAGAATGTTCGTAACCTGACGGACAATACTGGTGCCGTTGGTGGATCTAAGGTACGTGCGCAACGCAATGCTCGTAACGTATCTCCCGAACAAGCAGCCTCTACTCTGGAAACAGTGGCGAAAGAGTGGGAGGCCTCCGATGAGAAGAACATCAAGGACATTGAGGATCTGCTCAAGCGCAAGTCTGAGATCGACCAACTGGTCGAAAAGGCGGAACAGTCCGAAGCGGGCGTAAGCCCCGAAGTACAAAAGCTCCAGGACGATGTCCAAGGGCTGTACGTCACTGCCCTGGATCGGGCAGCTGCCGCGGTATTGAAGCGGAATAAGAAGCCGGCTGATCGTAGCAAGAAAGAGAAGAGAATCCTGGCGGAAGCCATCGCTGAGAATGTGCCTTCTGTTCGCGAGGACGAGCAGTCATCGCGTATTTACTCGCATACTCGTTCTGCGATCGATGCCATTGAGAAGCAGACAGAAGCAACCATCAAGGGAAGCGCTGAAGCCGCGGCTGCACAGGTAGACCGTGCTCTCGATAACGTACCCGAACGTGAAACTGAGCGCGTAGCTCGTGAGAAGATGGGGCGCCTGGATACTGATTTCGGCCCCGGGCTGATGGGCCACTTTGATCGTATTAACGAAGCCATCGTAAACAACGACAAAGCTGCCGTTGAGAAGCGCTTCGAGAAGTTCAACAACTTCATGAACAGCCAGCGCCACAAAGTACAGCAGCTGGCCAATTTCCTGGAAATGTCTGAGGAAGACCAGGCGAACCACAAGAAGTTCAGATACAAAGCCGGTGTCACTGAGAAGTACTACAACCTGCTCCAGGATGAGCTGGAAACGATGCAACAGGTCCGTAATGACCTGGCAGAGCTGTACAACCAGTGGAACCCCCAGCCACAGCGCACTGCGAACATTCCTGCCGCACCGAAGGTGCCGAAGCGCAGAAACTATGGTCGTGGTCCGGATCAGCAATCAGCCGAAGCGGAAACCTCCAATCAGCCGGAGAAAAAGTCTACTCGACCTCCGGCAGAAACCAAGCGCAGAAAGCGCAACTATGGGAGCGCCAAGGATGAAAATTCTACGGAACAAGGATCAGCCGAAGACAACGTCGGACAGTCATCATCCGACACTGGAACAGGAACCGAAACAGAGACTGAGCAAGAAGCAAGTCCTGAGAGCGAGCCTGTCGATCAAGGAACTGAGGGAACTCCGGCGAGTGAGACGGCAGAAAGCCAAAGCAGTGAGAGCGGTACAACTGAACCGACCGCCTCCGATGTAACTCGTGAGCAGCTCGAAAACATGCCAAGCAGGGCCGTGTACAACATGGCTCTGGAACTCGGCATGCAGATCCAGGGTGTGGCAAATGTTGGTCAGATGATCGACTTCATCCTGGAAAACCAGGGAACTGAAGAAACGACCGAACAAGTCGCCGAACAAGAGACCGAACAAGCTACAGACCTGGCGCTGGAAGACCTCAAAGTTCCAGAGCTGCAAGCTTTGGCTCGTGCCGAAGGTATCCCCCTGTCTGAGAACGGTCGCAAGCTGCGCAAGCAGGAACTCATCGACCGTCTCCGAAACGAAACGATGGATGAAGCTTCTCAACAGGAGGTAGAACAAAGTGCCAGAGAGCAAGAGCAAGCAGAAACCGCGGCGGAATCCAACCGAGAGGGTGGGACCACCGAAGAATCTGTCACAGAGAACCGAAGAGAAGCAATCGAATCGGCGATCTACGACGAAAACGACTTCGTAGCCGGCCTGACTCGCATTTGGGCATTCTCTGACAATGAACTGAACGCAACCCTGGCTCAACGTCTGCTGGAAGTCCTCGAGGGCCGTAAGATCAAGATCACGGTGCTGAATGACAAGGACTTTGTTGCACGGGTGAAGAAGGATGGCGGCAAGAACTACGAAGATGATCCGCCAACTGCCATGTTCCTGGGTAAAACTCAGGAAGTTCTGCTGCGCAAAAAGACCCGCAACTCGAATGCAATGGAAGAGGCCTTCCTGCATGAACTGACTCACGCTGCTATCAACGGCTGGATGATGCGTCCTGCCAAGAACAAGCGGGATCGTACGCTGCGTGACCATGCCCTGAAGACTCGAGGCATGATCATCAATCGTCTGGAGCAGCGGGTTAAGGATAATCCGGAAGACACAGATGCAGCTGACGTTCTGTCCCGTCTGAAAGAGAACAAGGAAGAGTGGATTGCCTATGCATGGTCCAATGAGAAGACTCAACGTATCCTAAGTGAGATTGACCTCGGATCGAAGTCTGCCTGGACCCAGATCCTGGACATGATCAAGGGCATCCTCAAACTGGATCGTCGTTCCGCTCTCACCCACACCCTGCGCATCTCTAACGAGATCTTCAAGAATGAAGAGGGACAGCCCGGACGGACTTCTCGTGATGGTCGTACCCACACACCGAGCAAGGCTCAAGATCAGACAGCCCGCCGAGTGCGTACGCTGCTGAACCGTGTGGACACCCTGACAACCCAGCTGGAAGCAGCTGAGCCTGGTTCAGGGGCAGAGATCAACCTGGCTCGCCGACTGGAAGAAGCCAACGCTGAACTCGAGAAGCTCGGAACTGAAGAGCAGTCTGTAGCCTCTGAAGCTGAAACCGCTGTTGACGAAGCCGAAGCTGAAGTCGGAGCACAAGCGGAGGCGCAGCCGGAGCGCAGTGCAGAGACGGAAGCTGAGGCGCCCGTCGTAGCAACAACGAACAATGACCTGTGGTGGGATCGTATCAACGAAGTTGAACGACTCCAGTCACTGCTGCGTAATGGATCCATCACGGAAGAACAGGTTCGTTTCCCTGGTTCTATGGAAGAAGACCAGCGCCGATTTGAAGAACTGATGGCGAACGGTAACACTGCTGCCAGCGCACTGGCGCAGATGGAAACCGATATCAATGAGCGTCTGGACCGCAGCCAACCGCGGACAGAGATCCCTACAGACTACCTAAACCTCGAAGAAGCTGTACAGAGTGCTGTACAACTCACCAAGACCGGTGAAACAGACCGCGTACAGAATATCCTCGAGGGTGCTTCTGACTTTACTTCAGAGTCCAACTGGACACGTATCAAGAAATGGATCCTCGGTTCCTACGATCGTGCCAACATCAAGGACATCATCACGGAAGCCTTCAGAGGCCGCCTGATTCCAACCAGCGTGGAAGCTGGTTTTGACACAGCCCGTGATAAGGCCCGCAGCCTGATCACAGCTGTACCGAACCTGCATGATATTCTCAACAACCCAGTGGGTCGTCGTAAGCTCTATGATGCTCTCGAGCTGACACCGGCTGAAGAGGCTGCGTTTGATGCCTTCGCCGAATTCCGGAACGAGATGAAAGATGCGGTTGACTCCGCATTCCAGGAACTGTTCCGTGACAAGATCGACTACCGTGACGGTAACCGTATTGCGCAGAACCCGGCCTACCTGCTCACGGACGACACAGACACACTCCTGCCGGGTGTGATCACGGCTATCGCCTACGAGAGCATGAACTGGGTCACAGGGGACGGCTCACGTCTGTACAACGACGATGAGACCATTGCTCGCATTCTGGGTCTGCCTGACGGTGCACAACCCAATGACAAGCAGATCCGTCTGCGTACGGCCGGCACACTCCGCCGTAACGTGAATGACCGGATCGGCAGCGCGGTGTACCGCCACCTGAACATCAGAGCCAAGAACAGCCCTGACATTGCTCCGAACCTCGACGAGCGTATGGAAGCAGCGCTGGGTACGATTGCCATCCGCGCACTGCAGATCACTCGTCCAGCCGGACAGCGTGGTCCAGGCCGCGTACAGGCCATCACATTCGATGGAGCTGAGTTCCGTGCGATGAAGGGCGAAGAAGCCACAGAGCACGAAGATTACAGCAAGCCAATCAGCTTCATCCGGGCTACGGCCGCAAGCAATCGCGGATCCCGTCGCTTCCTGCTGAGCAATCCAAACGGATACCTCCAGGAAGACATCCGCCCGGGTCGTACTGCCATGAACCGCGTGTTTGGCGTGTCCAACGTCATCAAAGAGCCGCTGACCTCGCCTCCAACGGAAGAGAACATTCCGAAGAAGGCACTGCGCTCCGTAACACGTCTGTCGAAGAAGATGCGCGAAGCCATTCGATTTCAGCAGTCTCGCGAATGGCAAGCCAATACGCGCCTGATCGACAAAGTTCGTCAGTTTATTCCTGAGCAGTACCTCAAGTACGCTCACGAAATGGAAGATGACCTGTCATCTATCCATGACCTGGAGCTGGACAACGTCGAGGGCCGTAACAGAACACTGATGACCGCGCTGGAGAATGCTCTCAACTGGGGAGCACGTGAAGGCGATGGATCTCTGTGGTTCACATACTCAATGACTCGTACCGGTCGTACGATGATCGACTCGACGTACATCAATCCACAGCAGAGCAAGATCCACCGCTTCCTGTTTGGTCAAAAAGCTTGGCAAGAAACCATTGAACCTGGCGACATTGAGTTGCTGGAGAATTTCAAGATTGCCGTAGCCCAAGGACTGGGCATCAAGGTTGATAAGATGACGCGGGAAGCGATCCTCGCGGCTGTTGAAGCACGGATGCAGGACGAAGACGTCCAGGCAGCCCTGGAGGAACTGGCCACGGATGGCCCGATCAACCTTGAAGTGGATGGGAATCCAACGGCACTGGGTAGTCTCCTCAAGGAAGAGGGGACACACACCCTGGCTGCGCTCATGGCGTGGCAGGACTATCTGGATGCAGATGGCGGGGCCTTCACCACAAACCTCCCAATCGAGGTCGATGGTGTAACCAACGGCTTTGCGGCTGGACTGCTGCAAACTCCGCCTATTGATCCTCAGGCGATGGAACGTCTGAAGGATCTGCTGCGTGCGGTGGGTGTTATTTTCACGGAAGATGAAGAGAAGAGCTTCGCAGAATGGCTGAGAGACCCGAGCAACCGGGACAACTATCAGTCCGCTGCAAGAAAGACGGCCGAGGCAATCAGTCGAATGATGCCTGGTGGTGACCTCTTCCAGTCATTGGATCGTCGGGAAGAAGCAGACCGATTTATGATGGTGATCGGCGAAGAAATGAACACGTTGCTGGCATCTGGATTCAGCTTGGATGAACAAGCTCTGAAGGATCCGAAGACCGGTCGTGACTTTGCCAAGAACCCGCTGATGATCGTGGCTTATGGTGCCAGCTCTCGTACAGTCGCCAACAACTTGGTTGAGAACATCTGGCTAGAGGCTCACCGCCAAATGGCCGCGGTAAACCGTATGCGCATCAAGGAAGGTGAAACTGAAGAGCAGTTCAAGGAAAGACAAGCCCAGGCATTGCTGGATGTACTCAACAAGTACATGGATGTGAATAACACCGGCAAGGAAGCCTACTATTTCTCACGTGGGTGGAAGTTCAAGGCAGATGAGAAGTTCACCCGCGATGATCTGGACGTCATGATCGAGCGCAAGCTGGTCAAGGACAAGTGGGGCGATCCGGTAACTGACATTCAGGGACTGGCTCGTTCATTCCAGTTCCAGGATGACAAGCGCAGCAAGGAATACCTGAAGACCAACTTCACCCGTGCCATGAAGGCCGTGTATGGCCGCGGCATCGAGGCAGCTCTGAGCGAGATGCTGTCCGGTATCCGGGAAATCCGCAACACGTACACCCAAGCCATCACAATGATGAACGCGATCTTTGTCATCGAGTTCCAGCGTCGGGTGGAAACAGAAGAGGCAGCGACGGGCCGGGTAGTAGGCCGTCACCGCCGTACACAAATCGTAGAGCGTATGCACGCAGAAGGCCTGGTGCCAAGCGTAGCCTCCGCCTACAGTGATCCGAACAACCTGTCTGAGAACCTCGAGCTGACAGCGTGGCAGCACAACCTGATCAACGATCAGAATGTGAAGATCCTTCACGATGACTACGAGGGCGTAACCCGTATCCATTACGGAGATGGTACGGTTGAAGTGCTGGGTGACACCAAGTCCACAACCAACAACCTGACCGCTCGCGACCCAAGCACTGATGTGGGTGTGGCGGGTATCGTTGGAAACATTCACTCTCTGGACGGAACCAACTCTGCCGACATCTTCGGAGCCTTCGACGTACTCAACATGTTCGATGCCTGGGTCATGAAGCTGAGTGATCTGGGAGCCGTTCCCAATCAGGGTAACAACCGGTTCTTCAACCAGCACCGTGACTATGACATGGGTCAGGAGCTGGTGCGTTCGATGGATCGTATGCTTCTGCTGGTTACAGAGGGTGACGGACGACTGAGCGCTGCTCAACGCCGTGCAGCCGGCAACCTGCTGATCAGCGAGATGAAGAAGCACGGTCAATGGTCGGAGGACATGGATGAGCAGTACACGATCGATATGGGTGCAGATGGAACACCCATCTACGATACGCAAGCTGTCATGAATGACCTGGCCGCCGACATGCGGAACACGGTTTCGCAGGTTACGGAAGCCAAGGCCGAGATCATAAAGATCATCGGCAGAATGGATCAGTTCGCCAACGACGGAACGGCATATGAAGTGCCAGAGAACCGTCGCAACGAGCCACTCCCCACATTGGAGGAAACTGAGAAACATGCCAGACAAACCGCTTCAGCCGAGAAAATCACAGCCAAGGCCGCCACGTTGGCGAGAAACCTGGATAACGGTAACTTCAATGAAGCGTTCTTTAACTGGCTCCAGGAAGAAACAGTTCGGCCAAGTGAAGCTCTTCGAGTTCTGAATGAGCTGATCCAAGACAACGCCATTGGCAATGTCGCCGAGCAGATGAACCAGTTGGTAGCAGTTCTCCACCAGTATGCGAACAACTCCAATCCTATCGTGGTGGGACGTACCGCTGGTCCGGATGCCAAAGGTGAATACAGCAACGGTCAGATCACCATTGACCCAACCAAGTTCGGCGAAGAGGACAATCCGGTTGAAACCCTGCTGCACGAGATTCTGCACGCAGCCACAGCCGAAGCTCTGGACAGACTGGAACAAGACAACCCAGACTTGCTAATGAGCATTCACGCTCGAGGACAAGCGCTGTACAACACGCTGAAGTCTCGCAAGAACCTGGCACGTCCGCAGCAAGAGTTCCTCATTGCCTGGAAGGCACAGAAGGATCCGGTTATCCAGACTGGAGAATACCTGGCGCATGTACAAACCGGTCTCCTCGAAAATGACATGGACCAGCTGTACCTGGCGTTCGGCACTCCTCGTAGCCAGTGGATCTCAACCTTTGCTGCGATGGGTTCAATCCTGACTCAGGGCAACACCAAGACAATCAGACTGCGATCATCACAGGACAAGGTAAACAATGACCTGTTTGACGCAGCCAACGAAGGTAAGAAGCTCGAGCACCAGAAGCTCCTGGATGCGTTCGAGGACATGCGTGCCATTGATGAAGAGCATGACGGCCAGTCAGCCCGTGAATACGCAGAGTTCCTGCGACCGGTAATGAATGGCATTCTCCTGCCTGGTTTGGCAGGTCTCATCAACGACGTCATTCTGAAGACTGGCGTCGAGACTGACGGAACGAAGAACCTCGGTGAAGTAGAACGTGGCAGCGATGCTGACATCCTGAAAGTTCAGGTAGCTGGCGCCAAGCTGACTAATCCCGGCGACATGACAGCACAGGAAGTGCTGGCTCACGAGCTGTACCACGCCATCACTGGGTTCGCTCTGGAAACTGACACCAAGGTCAGAGCGGAGCTGCGCAAAATTTACGAGTACGCCAAGGATCGGCTAACTTGGGAAGACTTCATGCCTCCGGCAGATGAGATTGCTGGAGACCTGTCTGCGGTGGAGGCAGCCGCACAAGAGCGCTATGACTACGTGTTTGGTCGAGTGCCTTTTGACAAAGACGGGAACCCTGAAGTCGATCAGCTGCAGGAATTTGCTGCGCTGGGCATGTCCAATAAGCCATTCGCTCTGGCACTGTCCCGAATCGACGCACCGAGCGCTGCCGAACCCATCTGGGACGGTAACATTCTCTCGTCTCTGGTTAATCTGATTAACAAGGGACTCGAGATGCTCCGGAGCTACACCCTGGGTACTCGTAAAGCGCAGTCTTCCGCTGAAGCTCTGCACAGGCTGAGCCAGAAGGTAGTGACCATCAACAAGAACGCGAAGATCCGCGGTAAGCAGTTGAAGGGTCACGATGCAATGTGGCGCAACAAGGTAGACAACCGCGCAGGTGAGTGGATCTCCAATAAACTGGAAGCAGCACAACGTAGACTCCGACTCAGCGAAGAAGAGAAGAAGACTAACGGGTCTGTAGCCAAGTGGATCCGCATGGGAACCCACGCAGCTCTGGCTTCCCGTACTGAAGCACAACAGAAGGCGAACAGAGAGTTCATGCGCCACCTGGGTGTGAACAAGCAGTCCGCCCTCTCTGAGATCATCTCCGAGGTCATGCCTTACAACAAGGATGACCGTGGCGGAGCTGACGGTAAGATGGGCTTCCTGGATCTGCTGAGACACTCGAAGGTGTTGATCGACATGGCTCGCCAACGAGCGATTGAGCACACAAGCTCTGTGCTGATGTCTGCATTCGATCCGAAGCGCAGGCTGAACCGTGCGCAGCGACTGGCGATGACCAATGTCCTTCTGCGTACCGACCTACATGCTCTGACGCAGCACAATGATGCTCGCAAGCTGAGCGAGATCCAGGAAATGATCCGTAACGATCAACTGATCGATGCTGAGCTGGCTCGCCTGTACCGTGCACTGGTCCAAGAGCTGGAAGCTCAAGGCGCCAGCGATGTGCTGACCATGTACGAACGTCAGATGGCATCCCTGGCCAACTACATGACCAAGGGAATCATGCTGGAAGACAACGGCATGAAGAACGTGCACAACATCGTGCGCCAGTACAATCTGACCAACTACAAAGATCGCGTGTATATCGCTGATCCCAAGAAGCTGGATCCAATCCTGGATCAGATGGTGACTCTCCAAGCTCTGAAGCGCACGGAAGTTCGAGATCGAGAGCTGGCACTGCAAGTGATCGACCACGAAATGCAGCGCACTGATGACAATGGATTCCTGTACACGATGGGCATGGCCGGCAACTTCAAGTACGCCGCTCTGACTGACCTGTTCCAGAATAATCCAGTGCTGGTGCGCAAAGGCTACGTCTACGACATCACAGACGGTGACCGTAACATCGAAGTGATCTTCGACACGCCAGCTGAACGTGAGCGCATGAGAGACTTGGGCATGGTTCGTATCGGGCGTGTACAGGAAGACCGTCACGACCGGTCAGCTCCATATCCGAGAGCCATGTACAAAGGCTTCCGTGGTGCTAGCACCTGGCAGAAAGCAACAGTTTCTCTGACCTCGACCCAGCGCCAAGGTACGTCGCTGTTCGAAGTGTCTGGCTTTGATCCGAAGCGCACAGGTTGGAACCTGGGCCGCATGATTGCCTACAAGGATGTTGAGGCGAAGAAGCAGTTCAAGCCTGGTCAGTTGAAGACTGATGCACCTATCGCCATCCCAGTGCTGGACGAAGCGGGTCGTATCGTAGACTACACCTACGAAATGAGCCTGAAGGACCGTGCACACCACCTGAAGAACACTCGTAACAACGACTACTTCGATCTGGTGCTGCCTCGTCAGTTTGGTTCGATCCCTGACCGTATCCACACCAAGAAGATCAACAGCCAAGCTGCTGACTTGATCTTCAAGGAGTACATGGCGTTCAAGGATTCACCGGAGCACAAGTTCGCCAAAATTGGCAAGTACTCGAACAAGCGCGGTAAAGACATGTGGAACGTCATCCCTGATGACATGAAGCGTGAGCTGGCCGAGAAGTTCAAAGGTACCCAATTCGTGGACAAGAAGGGCCGCCTGATTGCTCTGCCTCTGAGAGATGAAGCAGTGAACCTGGTGATGGGCTTCCGCAAGCTGTCGATCCTGGATCTCCCAGGGCCGAAGGGCAAGAAGCTGATCCGTGGTCAGAAGGCTACATTCGCAGCCAAGACTGCCGAGAAGGTCTGGCAGGAAATCATGCAGCTGGTTCGCATCAAGATGGCGATCATCAACCCAGAAGTTGTGATCGGCAACCTCAGCTCGAACTACGGCATCCTGCTGGCGAAGGGTATTCCGGAAAGATACATCCGAGACAAGACCTCAGAAGCGATCCGTGGTATGCGTCAGTACCAGCGTGATGTGCGCAAGGTGGACGAACTCCAGCGACTGATCGGTATTCGCCTGAACACCATTCCAAGCACTGCGGTAACTACCGACCGCAAGCTGCAGAACATGGTAAATGAAAGAGAAAGATTGAAAGCCGAACTCCGGGTGAACCCGGTTGGCAAGTTGGTAAATGCGGGACTCTTTACGAGTATCGTTGAGGAAGTATCTTCGGACGAAGATACCTATCGTGAGTGGATCATTGGTAGCGCTCTGGACAAGTTCACTTCAACTCTGCCGAGCAAGGGTGTGCAACTGGCGAAGGAAGCCTACATGGTTCCTGGTTCCAACGCCTTCAACATGGCCATTGCAGCCACCCAGTACGGTGACTTCATTGGACGTTACATCCAGTTCCGTTATGAGACGGAGCACAAGGGTGTGGAAGAGCGCGATGCTATCAACAACGCCCTGGCGACATTCATCTACTACGACATGCCGCAGAACCGTTGGCTCCAGTACATGAATGACAATGGCTTGCTGATGTTCACCAAGTTCTTCCTGAGAATCCAGCCAGTCATTGCCCAGCTGTTCCAGGAGAACCCAGTGAAAGCGACGGGTGTATTTGCGGTACAGCAGGCTCTGATGAATCCGTTCGACGAAAACATCGGCAAGTACGCGCTGTTCAATGGATTGGATAACCGCTACGAGCCGTTCCCACTGGCTCACATGGACAAGCTGGATCCGTTCAACCCGTCACTGTTCCAGTGGTTGAACCCGCTAGGCCTCTAATTGATCATCCTTAGGGGGCGGTATGTACTCAATACTGCCATCATCATGATGGATGCATTGGGAGCCGGCCTTGAAGCTTAGTTGCCGGAGCTTGTGGACACATTCTCTACAGGCCCAATCAGTCCGGCCCGTCCTTGGGCCGGATTTCCATTCAATCTTATCTTCCATCCAACGCAGTATATGTCCCTCGCATCCGCGAATAGTGCAGCGTGAAGGAAGCATAGACCAGAGTCTGTAGAAAGTGTCCGAGCGGTGGGCGAGGTACTGCATCAGATCCATCAGCATTAGAAGTCCCCTTCGTCTACTTGACAGACATGGTAGCCTGCCTCGCGGAAAGCAACAACTAGTCGTCTGCGGTCTTCAAAGATCGTGTGTGGATACTTGGTGGGGTTCTCTCTGAGGAACTCTTCCAGCTTTTCCAACTTCACGATGGTGTCATCACGGTAATCGCCATGCGGTCGCATGATTAAATTGTGATACTTGATATTGTGATCCTTCAGCCACTTCTCTGTTGGCTTTCGTACACGCTCATTACGACCAGTTAGCAGCATGATCTCATGACCATGATCGTATAGCGCTTGAAGGATCCCAATAATGGGTACGATGGGAGCATCCCCATCTGTCTCTGCATCCCAGGCATCCCAATCCTTCTTTTCCTTTCCCAGGATGTGATGCAAGCGATGAGTAGCGTCGGCAAGTGTGCCGTCAATGTCAAAGATGTACATGAAAAATTCCTCGGTTGAGGGGATGTCAGTCTTTACGCTGACTTTTCAGTGATCCCCGAACTCCAGGTTCTACCTGAATGTTGGCACGGCCAATTCGGCCGGTGTAGAAGGTCTGATTCCCGTACGAGTAGCCTCGCAGCTCCACGTGGCGGGTTGTACCCGTGTTTGGGTCATACAGATACCCCTCTGAGCGAGTAAATCGCTTAGAATCGATCTGAGGGCGTTCTACAGGGTCCGGCATATAACCAGGTTTCAAGATCTCTTGCTTCAGAATGGGTTTTTCATCCCCATAAACCATAGGTTGAGCCAGTACGCTGTAGATCGCGTATACCATTGTTGCGAGAACGACCCACATCAGGGCAGCCATCGCGAAGTTTGCCAAATTACGCATGTGTTCCTCCAAAATGTGCAATCAGAGCGTCGAGCAGCCCCATGATCTTATCGAGAAGATCAGGGTCTCCGACAGTCAGGATTGCGAACCAGAAAAGGATCCACATTATAGTCGAGTCTGTGCGATTCATGAAGCCCCCTTCATCATCTTTTTCTCTTCGTCCGTGAACTTGCCTCGCTGAATGATGAGAAAGGCATCCGCCATAGCGACGGACTCGTGTGTGTAGACCCGGAGAATGGTCCATTCCCTCTGCCATTTGCGGCGAGCCTGGACCTCGAATACCTCTGGAAAACCAGAGACGTTGTAGCCTTTCCGTACTCTTACTTGATTCTTCATTCTATTCCCCAATCCTTGAAGTTGCGATCAGCTTCGTTTTCGTTGTAACCGGCCCAGTAAGCTGCGATCTCGTCGGGATCCTTCAGCTCAATACGTTCGCCCAGGCCGCCACCAATCATCTTGTGCGGGTTTGGGCAGCGCCGGTAGTAGCTGTCCGCTCCACCGCGGTCCCAGGGACTGCCATGTGATTTATCGTATTCCATGATTATTTCTCCTCTTTGCGGTACCGCTTCATGGCGGC